TCGTACATTAAAAGTTTGATTTAACTCATCTACTTCTTTATCTTTTAATCTTTGTCTAAAAACTGTATAGTGTGATCCAAATAATCCACCAAAATGATCCATAAATGCAAACTGAAACCAATCAGTTAACTCTTCAGCTTCTTGAGGATTCTTTGCAAATATATCAAATCTATAGAAGACAGTAAAACGTTGTCCATATACACGCAGAGCTTTTCCACTTTCTAAAAATATATCTGTTCTAAGTCTTGGTTTTACTTCTCTAGTACCTGATTCAGGATTCGCTCTAGGCTTTCCTCCCAAATTTACCGGAAGCATTCTATCAATACTCCAAACTATACCATTTTCTACTTTAAAATCAGGATCTTTACTAATAACCCAAGCAGGATATGCAGCATCGAATCTAATATCTGGTTTTAATATATGTAGAACTTGTTCTAATCGTTCTATGTAAACAAGAGGACTAGCATTACCAGTCACATCTTCTTTATTTATAGTTAAAGGCATGTCTACGCCGTCGACACCGTCATTATATAATGTTATTTTTACAATATCGTCAGCCATTAGTAGTCTCCCATATGGGGCACAACCTGCACTAAATAAAAAATTATATTACCTTTGTATCCTCTCTTTGTATCTATCTCTTGTATTTCAAATGCTTCTCTATGGTCTGCAGCATATAAAGCATTTAAATCAATAGGACCGCCATGATCATTATAGTCGAGTTCAATAATGACATCTCCTCTTTTAGGATTAACATCGCTTTGTAAATAAATCTTAGAAGCATTAATAGTCATGCCAACGCTTCCTCTAACTGACATAGGTGCATGTCTATTTTTTACTACCTCATCCGAATAAGCCCATTTAGGACCACCAGAACTAGAACCAGTAGCATCACTGTAAAAAGTACTTTGGTTGCCTACATCATATCTTCTATATAATGAATAATGTCCCCAAGTCTTAAAAGCTTGGTCAACTGTTTTCTTTAAGGGAGAACTTTTATCCAGGTAGGACCAAAGTTTAAAGCTCATAACTAGTCTCCTTCGTTAGATAAAGATCTGGAGCTATATAATGAGCTGTGGTAGTCAGATTCGCCAGGTATTGCACTAGAAGTCTTCACTGGTAAGCTTTGATGAGTATGATCAGTATATGGATCAAGAGAAATATCTCCTCTTTTGAGTGCATTTTCTAGAGCAATAATTTTCAAATCGATAGCTTTTATACTATCTTGTAAATATCTAGATAATTCTCTTCCAGACATTTTAAAGTCACCGATAGTAAAAGAACTAGAAGCACCGGCAGGATCAGTTAAATATGTATTTAATATATCTCGTTTTGTTCGTGCTTGTACGTATTCGGGAATACGAGTAGGTAAACTACTATAATCTAATGTACCTTTCCATAATTGTTCAGCGGTAATACTATGTCTATAAATAAGAAGGGCTAAAGTAAAGTCATCATACTGTTGTACAAATGGACCAATCTCAAGTTTAGTTTCATCAATGGAAGTAAAAAATGGAAATAATAGCCCCATAAAGCTAAGTGGTTCTATGTCATCATTAGAAGGAGTCGTAAAACTAACTTCAAATATTTTATTAACATCAAAGTCTAATGCAATATTACCCTCACTGTCAGCAGTTTTACTAATACAAGCAATTCCGTCAATAGTAATTGTATCCTCGCCCAGGACCATAAGTTTAGTTTCATCAATAGTAGATTCGTCTATCTTAGATGTTAAAAATAGTTCAGACCCAATAGCGTCTGAAGAAAAGTTATTAGCCCAAATAGAATTTACATTTAAAGCTAATCCTAATGGATGTCTTACTTCTACTGAAGAAACAACATTTGTTTCAGTATTAGTTGGATCAGCCTCATCTTCTGGAATTCTACCATTAAATTTAGCTATGACACTGCCAGTTCCATATTGCATTATGGATGAATCCATAGGCATACTAGATATTAAATAGAAACTATCAGGGATTGCTGGAAGTGTAGTTGTATCTACTGGAATTTCAGGACCAGTTCCGGCCGGCAATGTTTCTGCTAGAAAAGAAAGGGAGAAACTATGTTGTAATGTTTCTCCTTCTGTAGAAGTTACTCCGTATCTTCCTTTTGGTAGATATAAAGTATAATAAGCTGCAGAGATTAAATCTGTAGCAGGTTGGACATGAATTAAGGTAGGATCTCCTGAATCGTCATTAACTACAGTTAAACTTGATATATCAACTGGAGTTTCATTACCTCCGTCGGGTAATGTTCTGAATAAGGAAATTGTATAGGAAAGAACGGAGCTACTAGAAATATCTGCATTAAACTGCAAATAAATATCAGCTTCATTTGGAACTTCAGATCCACTAGTTAAAGCTTGCTGTACATTGCTATCATCGTAGTAAAAAGCTCCTGTTGCATTAAAAGCCATTAGTCTGTTTCCTTAGTATCTTGTTTAGTCTTCTTTTTAGAAGACTCTTTTTCGTATCGTTTGACTTTTCGCTTAGTAGCCCTTCCAGTAGGACGTAGCTTAGGCATTACACCGTAAATCGAACAGGTTTAACGTCCTTTACTAAAGGCTCCTCTTCCATGTTAACAGAGCTTAAACCTGCCCTAAGACCAAGGTCTAACATAATATCAGAAATATATTCCATTACAGCACTTCTAGGCGCCATTGCAGGATTATGTCCACCCATTTCAATTTTATTAATAGCTTTAATAAGCTTAATTCGATCGTCTTTATCTGCGAGAGTAGAAAAAAGTTCAGTAAAAGATCTAATTGCGTTATTAGGTGTATCTGCCAATAGTTTAAAAGCCTGTTTTTCTACAGGATCATCAGATTTATATGCCAAAGTTCTACCAGTAAATGACGGCGATTTCATTGCTTTTTTTGGATCAGGATTTTCTGTATAGTCAAAAGAACCCTTAGAATTTGTTACAGGAGCTGTTCGTGCAGACACCTTATCTATAGCAGCACTAGGTTTATTTACAAACTCTAATACTCCTTTTTCAACAGCATTATTAACAGCAGAATATGCTTCTGCTGGAATATCTGATGTTTTACAATAGCCTTTATTATTATTAAGGGCAGTTATAATAAAATCAGTTTTTTCTTCTCGCCACATGCCAACAGCAGCGGCAAGTCTAACGTATTTTTTATTGCTCAATTTCTCAGTTTTTTTATTGCTTTGCTCACTCATATTCGTTTCTCCTATAATTATATAGATTGATATTGTTAAGAATTAGGAGGGGCAAAGCCCCTCCTAATACATGATATTACCTAAATCAAACTTAGGTTACTGTCGGACCAGAGGGGGTCGTACCAGCAAGCGTTACTTGATTTGCATTGTCAAAGACATAGTTATCTGTGATAACCATATCTCTAGCAACGGCAACACCTTTACCTTGTGATAACAGAGCCATTCCCCAACGCTCTTTAATCTTCATTGCGCGGATATCGCGTTCTGGATCTCTCCATTCATCGATAGATACGCCTTCTTTAGTCATCAATAAACCACAATTTTGGGAATCGGCCATAATGACATCAGCTACTTTAACCGCGGCTGCGCCGGGTCCTGTAGCTGCACGATATCCAACGTGCGGTGAAACGATAACCTTCAAAGGAGAAGGTAAATAGCGAGGTGCAATGTTAAAGGATGCACCTAACGGGTTAAGAGTCTGTACAAATGGATTAGGTCCAGCAACTTGAGCCGCGGTAAGATTGTTATAATCATTACCGGTAGGATCTGGTTGATAGCCTAGTTGTCCAAAGCTGGAGCCAAAAGTAGAGGCTCCGCTTCCAGCAGGAGTGCGATTTGAGGATATTACGCCATTAGAGAATAATATTTCTCTGGTTTTAGGATCATTCATAAAAATTTTCCATGCCAGAGGATTAATCAATAATGTATCATAATTAAATCCACGAAGATATCCATATACCCACATATCAAAAATGTCATTAATGGTCATAGAACCATTAAATGCACCGTCAATACCGCGGCCATTTGTATATCCTAGTTCGCTATCCGTTGCTGCAGCAGCAGAGTTATCAAATACGGAAATACCCATATCGTTCATAAGGGCAATACCGTATTCTTCTTTGTGTCGCGCTAACGCACGACCAGCCATATTTAGCCACATGCCAAATACGTCAAACAGGTTGTCATCGAGCACTTCTTGAGTAACACGAAGTTTCAAGCCATGTTTGTTGATTCCCAGCTGCATGATATAACCTTCCCCGTAGGAAAAGTCAGCTTCAGGATATTCCTGACCTTCAGGAATTTCCGCAGCGTGAAACGCGCCAACAGAGCCAATTTCGACAGAACGACCTGGTCCTTCATATGCAATTTGTTTAAACAAATTGGGAATGACAAGTAATTCTGGTTCGATTGCTTCTTGCACTAAACGAGTAACAGTTGTTCCAATATAACGAGTGAGATCTTCGGTAAAAAAGACGTCTTTAAAGTCGCCTATTCCTTCACCTTCCATCTGTCTATCAATATTGAAAACATCTTTAAATTCGAAATGCAATTGCAGATTGTCTCTATCTTCCGTCTCAACACCAACCATACCATTGTTGGTAAAGATGTCATAAATCAACTTCTGAGCTTGAGCCTGCTTTGATGTTCGCTTGGTTACTTTCATTGTTTTTAGTCTCCAATTAAAAGCACTTCTAAAGCAGACTCTCTCAAAGGAGTTCTTGCATTATTAGTCATGTAAGTCATAGAATAATCTATGTTAGCTTACATTAATTTGGATCCATGCTTCGCCAAAAACACCTGCATCGCAGAGTGCTTTTATTTTTGTAGCAGGATCGTTTGCGCCAAAGTCATAAGAGGCACCGCTTAGTGCTTCATATGCAAAGTCATACAGGAATTGTGGCACGCCTTTTGTTCCTGTTCCGGCTACCCTATATGCACCTTCAGGTTCATAAGGGTTTTGTACTGTATCCAACAGATCTTTAGGGAATCGATAATCAATACCCATCAGATAACCAATTTTCTGATTGCCCTGCGCTAATTGCGCGGCTTTCATGGATTGCATATTTCCGTAGTAATCTGCGGAAATTGCCATTCCAGCTTGTCCTTCGGAACTACCATTATATGAAAGGAAAGAATATTTCTTTTCACATGCAACATACCCTGCTCCAGTTTCAGCAGCTACAGGGGGAAGGGGTGATTCAGCAGCAACAAATTCTCCTAATGTCTGGGTATCCCATTCATCAAGATCAACGGCAGGTAATTTAATCAACTGACGAGCCATAACTCCCCAGTTTTTATTACGCATGTCGTAGTTTAAGTTGTCGCCTCTAATATCTTGGTATACATCGTGCTCTACAACACCAATTGGTGCGTGATCAGCACTTTGTGTAAAACCACCGACAGCAGCTTCCCAGACATATCCACCGCTTGATGGAACCATCAATGCTAATACGCCTCTCCCAACGCCATAGAAATCATCATCAGTAGCGAAATGAGCTCCATCATTTGGGGTAATCGCAGAAACAGCGCGGCCTTTCGGAATAACAACCCAATCCTGGGTATTTGTATCCTGAAATTTTGCAGCTAGTTCTGAAAAAGGCTGTAGTGGAAATGCTGGACGTATGCCATCAGATTGACTGATATTTGGGCGTCCTGCGGACAACGCATATTTGGAAGGAGAGCGTTTTAGTGCTCGTGTTCTTCCAGTTTGTGCAGTAAAATTAAGTTTAGCCATTTTATAGGTCTCCTAATTTATTTAGATTTAAAATAAGATGAAATTATTTTTTTAGTATCGCTCATAGGCTTTTCATCATTGTCTAAGCCTTGCGGCTTGTCTTCAGAAAGTGTCTCTTTTTCTAAGGATTCTGTAGGAACGTTAACGAATGCAGTAAGCATATCTTTCTCCAATTCCTTATAGAGGTCTCTTAGTTCGTCAAGATCTTTATCTTCCAAAGTAGCTCTATAGCTTTTCTGGGAAGTTTCAATATCTTCTAGATCAATTTCTGATTTACGTAAAGCAGTCACACTGTGTACGATAGTATCAATAAGAACTTTCTTAATTGAATTTTCTATCTCTTTCTTGTCTGCTTCAGCGTCTTGTGTGTTTTGTTCTCCCTCCGGAGTGTTCTCTTCTTGAGTAGGTTCTTCTTTAGAATCTTCTTTAGAATCTTCTTTAGAATTGTCTACTTCAAGATCTTTTTCTTCCGCTTCATCTTCGGAAGAGGTCTCGAGAGAAATAGCAACACTAGCTTCTTCATAACCAAGCTTGTATCCATCTTTAAAAGATTCGTCTTTAAGAGATGCTATATAAGCACCCATTCCTTCAACTTTTAAAGCTTCAACAAGATCGGCGGGAGAATTCTTGTTAGTACTTTCGGTGTCATCAGCAGCATCTTCTTTAGCAATCTCGCTTTGTATTGCAGCTTCGATTGCTTGTAGGAAAGCTTGCTTGACATCGTCGGACACTTTACTGTTATTTTCTATTAACAACTTGATACGGTCTAATTTTTTGTCAGAAGCACCGTTAATACTTTGTTGTAATTTTTCAAGTGTAAGATCATTTAGTTTCATTGCTTTGTTTCCTGTAAGTAAGGTTATGTCAGTTAAGGATTCAAATATTAAATCTATTTGAATCTGCTCATCGGCTTTTTCATTATGTTGATGCTGCTTTGAGCTGGCATCATAATAATTCTTTTCTTTATCATTTGACGAATCTTCCATTTTTGAATCATCTTTAATTACCAATGGAGTATCCGGCTTCGTATTTTTTAAATTTTGTACATTTTCAGCATCTTTTTTACTAGATTTACAACCTAGTTGATTTGCTTTTCTAGAAACACATGCAAGTATAGCTGATTTACTTCCATCGCCTTTATAGCGTCCTATCAATCTCCTAGCCGCAGTTACATGTGCACAATCCGGGACAGGAAAAGAACGGCCAGGTCCACAAAAAGTGGATGACTTAAGTTTCTTTCTTTGTGAACTAGATAATTTTGCATCACCCATTTCTTCATCTAGTAATGCCTCTAATTCATCCCAGTCTATATCTGTTAGACTTAGTAATTTCTCACATTCATCTTCATCTTTTATTTTATTTAGTTCATCCTCTTCTAATCTAGATAAAACTAAATCTTCATCATATACTAATCCTTTTTTATCAATATAAGCTTGCTTATCATATTTTACACTTTCCCATAATACTCTATTTGCTACTAGTAATTCAGCTAGTAAATCACATGCAAGTAAAAAAGATTCATCAGCATATCTAACATCAGAGTCCACAAATACTAAACTTGTTTGGACTTTACATTCATCTCCAACACAAGGATCCGCAGGTCTTTCCCCATCAACCATAGATATGGAAGTAATCTGAGCTGCAGTTGTACCATCATTATCTGCGGGGGTATTCACAAGAGAAACTTCTTTATAATCCAAAGCACCTACTCTCCAATAACATTGTTTTTCAATACCTTCATCATCTTCATAAATACGTCCTCTACTATGTCCACAATATTCTTCTACATTTAAATTAATATTACATATAGAACATTGAGTAAAATTAAAATCACTGGCAGCGTCTCTTAAAGGAGCACCATGAGTAGAAACAGTTAAATAACGTCCATCAATAATTTTTTCAATAGCATCACTATCTGTAACTAATACATCTAATTGTGTAAACCCAGCACCTTCCGTAGAATCAATAAATCTGGCTGCTTTAACTCTCCCCAGGGGTTCACTGTCTAAGTCGTGATTCTTTAAAAAGGGTTTACTATACGGGGTTGTCCACACATCTCTAGATACAGCATAACGCATTGCATCGGGATCATAATAAAAAAAGTTTTTATTTTTGTATCCCGCATGGGTAGCATCTAACGTAACAAGCAAGGATTTTGGAATATATCTATTTCCATCTTGCTCTATAGCAAAATCTGCAGAAATAGTACTTTTGCTTTGATCTTCAAAATTATGTAGTAATTTACTCATTTGTAGTCTCTGGTAGTAAGGCTGGAAATTGCTCTAAACTTCTTGTCATATTTTTACACCTAGGGCACTTAATTTCTATATTTGTTCCTGGAACAATCTTAGATAATAGTTTATTACACATAGTTGTTGATCCCCATTTTTCTGATTTCTTTTCATCAATGTGCTGACACCTTAATTCTAATAAATTAGTAGGAACACAGTTTGCCCTAATATTAATTGTAGAGCAACCTCTTTTCTGACATTTGATTTCAACTGCATATGGTTTTTCTTGATCAACATACTTACATAATAAAGAACCACATTGTGGACATCTAAACTCCAGATAGTTGTGTTCCATTAAGCATCCTTTATAATTTGTGCTTCTAATGTATCGAAAACAGTTCCTATTACTTCTTTAAAGTTACCTCCATTAGAGTGCCTTCGTAACATAATTTTCATAGTAGTTATGTCATACGGGTCCAACTTAGACCCGGTAAGTAGATCTTCGAGCTCTATAACAGTTTGCGTCCCTAAGGCCTGATTCCATAATTCAGTATAATAATCTCTAGTTACGCTAGGTTTAGATAGTTGAGTTCCTTGTTGATTAGTTGGTCTAGAAACATTACTAGACAAATTCTCACCTGCCTCTGATAGTGCAGATGCTTTAGCTTCTGCTAAAGGAATCTGTACTCTATTAAGATACATTGCTTCTCTTTCTAGTTGAAGAATAATATCTCTACCTAATTCTTTTCGTAATTCTTCCTCAGTCAAAGCATTATTAATATAAAGATTAAGTTGATGTGCTTCTCTTTTAATCTTCTCTGATAGATCAACTTCAGGAATAGACAAGTAAACCATATTCTCATCATTTAAAGTAAATTCGGTATAACCTGATTCATATAATAATTCTGTAATCATAAAAAATTCTATAGAATTTTTCAGAATACGCTGAAACTTTGCCGATGTACTCTGCATTTCAGAACTAATTACTTGAGCTGTTGCACGATTTGCTGAATCTCCTTCTCCCATAGCTACTCCTGACATTCCCAAACCAGCTAAAACTCTAGCTTTAAAATAATTTATAGAAGAAGTTAATATATTATTAGCATTAGTTGCTTTAGCTATATCTTCTACTGATACTCGTTCTGAAGTTACTAATACGCCATCACCAGTTAAACTTTGAATAGTTGAAGCTAAATCATCAACCTGCTCTTGTGTACCTGGTTGCTCTTTACTTCCTACTTTAGCATGTAACTTAGGAATTGCAACTTTAATTGATTCCAATAAAGATAATTCTTCTAATTCTCTAAGAGCTTCCATGTCTGCAATAACAGGTACTGACATAGGCATTGAAAAAAAGAACATCGAAGGAGTGGCACTTCTGTCTTTAATATGAATAACATTATAAGGACTCCATTCTGGATCCTTTATACCGGGTGGAGGCTTATTAATTAGGAATTGTGTAAAAGCAGGATCTTTAGGTTTGCTTGGATTTTGTCCAGAAATTTGTTTCCACTTTCTTATATTTCCGTAATTATCTCTATCTACTTTAACAGAACTTGGATCAACTGGTTGATATCCCGCAACAGGAACTCTAGTAAATCCATCAAAAGATTTTCTTTCTTTACCTCCTGAAGCTTTTCTATTTCTCTGTTTAGTAATTATACTATTAGAGTATAATACCATATTAAAAGTAATTTCATCAAAAAGTTCAGCGGTCGGTTTATTAGTAACGATAGCCATTTGATTAAATCTTTTTCTTATATACTTTACCGTAGTGGGGTTATTGCCTATAAATTCCCAAGAATGTTTTCTAATTTGTTCTACATACTTTTCTACTGATCGTCTAAATATTGATTCATTAGTAAAAGCAAGTTGTACTTTTTTGAAGTCCCATTCAGGAGTAATAAATATACCTCGATTACCGCCTGCAATTACACTTAAGACTTTAGATTTAAGTGCTTTTAAAATATTTGATATACTATTTGATTTTGTAGTTGCATCTGCAGTTTGGGCATATGCTAACTGTTCAATCTTTCGATTTCGTTTAGTAAGAATATCATTAACTTTTTCTTCTAAAGTTTTACTCTTACCAAAAAATGGAAAAGTGAATCTAGCCATTAGTATTCTAGTCCTACATTAGTTAGAGCATTTTTAAGTTCTTGTATCTCATCGGCGCCTAAAGCTTTTACACATTCTCCTTTTTTCGCCTTACTTACAGCTTCATTTGCTTCTTCTTGAGTTAAACCCATATATTGTGCAAAAAATTTAGCCACATCCTCATCTTTTTGCTCAATTAAGAGAGAAACGGGATTGATCTTCTCACCAGTTATGTCAATCTGGCGGCCTAGGCCCCCTGTAGGAGAGTAAAATGAACCATCTTTAGACCCATCTCCTGTATCAGAAGTTTTTTTAATATCAACAGTACCACGTCCGTCTGTATATTCAAGACCTGTTCCTGTTCGTCTTCCAATAGTTGATGATGTTAGAGAAGGTTCATATGGTTCTCCAGTCTCTTTATCCTTGGAAGAATCGGAAGCAGACCCAGCTCCGGAATCGGCTTCATACTTATCTGGTCTTTGAGTTGCACAAATCATAAAAGCTTGTGCATTTAAATCTAATAACCATTCTATAACATCTATAGCTGCATTAAGCTTAGGTAACCATGGATGATTTTCTCCAGTAACTGATGCATCTTCTCCTTCACCAGCAACTTCTTTTGCTTTTTTCATCATATATTCTTGCATATTTAGTATCATTTCTCTAACATTTTTTGACCAACCATCTGGACCAAATAAAGCAACTATAAGTGACATAAATAATTGTTCCCACGGTAAACATTGGGCGGCAACACTTGGATTATCCGATGCTTCTATTCTTTCTTTTCCCCATTGTACAGCTTGTTCAAATAGATGCTGTTGAACAACATTTAACATTGTAACCAGCATTATAGTTATTGAAGTATGCATTATAGCTGCTATGTTAAATTTAAATCCTTCCCAATTGAAATTCATAGAATCTCCAGTTAATAAGGGAATTAAAGCCATTAGCAGAGCATGTAGCTGTCTAAGCCATATTCTCTGTTCTTCTAAAAACATCTCTATATGCTGTGTAGAGATAGCTGGATTTTCTAAGAGTTCTTCTAAAGTTATTGGATCTCCAGCAGCAAATGCTGCCTCGTATTCAGATACAGTGTCATATCTGGTCCGTATTATTATATTACCTCCAGAGTCCACTCTATATAGTTTAGCTTCACCTGTTACCCCTGTTATGGTAGAGCTGCGTATTAATTCATAGAAGATACAACAATAAAATTCTTTGGTAGCCATGCTATCGATAGAACCTCCTATTGCCTCGCCAACTCCGTTAATCATATCAGAGACTCCATTAGCTCCATAAGTCTTAGCCCCTTCTATTAAATTCTTTTTATATCCATCTAAATCTGCGTCTTCTAAAGATACATATCTTCCAACAAGTATAAAGTGAGTATCTTTAGAAGAATCATTAAGTGGGACTGATATTAAACTTGCCCATTCTGACTTTATCTCTTGTAAATTTTCTTCTTTAAAATAGACTGTTAAAATATTATCTTCTAATGTAATACTACTAGTTTCTATAGAAAACACAGCAGACTTAACGCCACCATTTGGATTATTTGCTAAGTCCTGTTTATCTTGTATAGTTTTATCAAATGCTAAACCTAGTTTTGGAAAACCTAAATAAAGTTTCTTTCCTCCAGTTAATTCAGCATCTTCTAATCTGAAAGGATTAGTATCATCATATGAGAAGAGCATAGTGGCTGGTTCGGGATTAACCCAACTAACTTCGGTTTTATTGCGTGTTTTTAAATCTTTATTAATATTTTCTAGTTTTTCCTTTTCAAGTTTATCTCCTCCTTCAAGACTAGAATCTCCAGGATCAGTTACTATTACAATATTATTAAAAGCTGAGCCACTTATTAAGTCTCTTAGCTCTTGAAATTTAATTGGAAGAAATGTTCCTTTATTATGTGAAATTGGATTTAGAGGATATAAAGAATTTGCAGCATTTCTAACATAAGAAGACATTTTAGAAGTTAAAGCCTTCCATCTTGCAGCCGAACTCACTTTAGAATCACCAGCAACATCTGACTGTATTCTATTTTTTAATGCTGCAATTGGGTCTCTCCATTCAGTTTCGTTTCTGCCCTGTTGGGTAGTGTGTTGTTCTATTCGATCGAAAAAGCTAGACAATTCTGCAATTGCAGCATCATCAAGCTCTGATTTAAGATCTTCTACCCATTGTTCGTCAGGCATTAGAAACTTCTCCCTTTAGTACTTCTAGTTAATGTTCTTGATTTATGGGAAAATCCTCTACTCTTTACTGATCTACTTCCTACTTTTTTAGGAGTTCCATTTTTATCTAGTGTATATTCAGGAGGCTCTCCTTCCCCACTCCAAAATCCATGATCATAAAGTAATGCTCCAGATAATGAAGAAACTTTAGGTACATCTTTTATTTTTTCTAAATTAGATCTCCAACCTCCTTTAGTAAAAGCTAATTCAAGTCCTGGAACATTATCTATTACTACATCCATATCTCTTTTATGAAAAATTGAAGTATCCATCATATAACCATACGCGGCCAACATTGTAGCATCAAGTCTATGGTCTAGACCATCGCGTACAGTAGATGCATAAACTTCTCCATATCTACCAACTCTATCGATAATATATCCTCTCATTTGGCCAACTAAATTGAATTCTTCATTTTCTACAGTATTTCCTTTTAGATCAACTGCAGGAATTATAAGCTGTCCACTTTCATTTAATAATTGTAAATTTTTTACCATTGTATTTTTTGTAGGAGTTTTTCTTGCTATCCCTGTGATCTTATCTATGATTTCCGTAGATCCTCCCATGTCAACTGATGCCATATTATCTAACATATACTTCATATTTGTACACTTTGTACCCATGGGACCTTCACCCTTATCTAATGAAAGTCTAAGCATTTCATAATTTGCCTCACCGTGCCCACGATCAAAAACCATTTTATTAAATTTGATTTTTTTCATTAGTTTTAAAATAAATTCTACTGATCCCATATTAGTAAAGTCTGCAGGATCTATAGCATCGGCATAAAATACTCTAAGAGCATTTGATTTTTCAATCTTATTAATTAATTCTCCATCTGGTGTTTTCCATTCTCCATCATTATAAGGTATTAATAAATCAGGAATATTCATATACTCTAAAACAACTGCTTGAACTCCAAATCTAGATTCATTCCAATCTACTCCTAATACATAAATATTTTCTGGATTGTATCTAAGAGAAGAATAAGAATATACATATAAATTTGAGTCAATAAAATTATTTTTAAAAACTCCTTCAGCAGCTGTACCAAATAGTGCTAAATATTCATGTTCAAACTGTGTAACAGTTGTAACTGCTTTTAATTCTAATTCTCTATCTTTATTCCATTCGGGGCTAACCATGGATGGAAAAAAATATTCATCGAAGCCAAGATCTTTTTGTTGTTTTACAATGTTGTAAAAATATTCTCTTTTACCTGTTGGAGTTCCTGATATTGTAAGATTAGTATCTTTATATGTTGTAGAAATAGGTAATACAGCTTCAACAAGTGCTTCATTTGTTAAAGAATCAACCTCATCTATATATAAATCATTGGCTGAATTATGAACTAAAAATCCTCCTGGAGCTAATCCTTCTTCTATTTTTTGACCTGAAGTTATAGAAGGTCCGGCAGCTACTGCTCCTTTACTATTAGAATTTTTCTTATAGGCAACAAATGTATGAGAGGGAGTTACTGTTAAATCAAATGTTCTTTTTTTCAGAGAAAGCTTTGTTACTCTTTTAACTCTTGACCAATATGCTTTTCCATTAGGATGAACAACAGAAACAAAATCAGCCTCTCTATCAACTTTTTCTTGAGTATATAGTTGTTGAATTTCTGCCCATCCCCTGCCCATTGTCATTACTTTATGATTTGCAGTAGCAACTAGAAATCTTTCAGAAGCTGTTTCAACTTCATATAATTCCTTAATACCATTATCGTGTATTGCTTCTACTGTTCCAACAATACTTTTTTCTGTTTCTAAATCTATAGATAATACTTCATCTCCAACCTTTAATTTATCAATTGATACAGAGGTTCCATTTTCTTTTACAACTTGAGTATCTCTAGGAAGACATTTACCACGAACTGAATTATTTCCGACATACCCCTGTATTACAGAATTATTTTTAAACCAAATTTCATAAGGACGCATTCTAGTACGTGCTATAGACGATGAAATTTCAGGAGCATCTTTAGTCATTCTATTAATAAGATTAAATAAAGTTTGAACTTGAGAATCATATCCAGCTACAATTAAAATTTCTCTATCAGTATAAGTAAAAGCTTTCCATATAGCTTCAATTGCTAGTGTAACAGATTTTCCAGTTCTTCTTCCCATTCTAAGAACTCTCTTCTGTGATCTACTACGTAAAATCTTTCTCTGATAAGGACGAAGTTCTAGAGATTTTTTAGGATCAGAAGGCGAACGAAGATAAATTTCCGCGAAGTAAACTGGATCACTAAGAATTTGTACTTCTAATAAATCGTCTTTAGTTAACTTGGAGTCTGGCATATAAAGCTACCTATTAATAAATTATCTGTGGGAAATTCTGTACGGATTTTTATAGCTGGTTCATTTATTTTTCCAGCATATCTCAAATTTTCATATTTTAAAGGTTCTGTTAAACTTCCTTTAAATCTTATTGTTCCTGGTTCGGTTAAGGGACAGTGATCACTATGGCCATTAGCTGCAACACCTAATCTACTAAGTAACATTATGAAAAAATCTTTACTAAACGAAGTTAGATGTTTTATTATCTTTTCAGAAAGAAAAGGTTTTAAAACATATTTTAAATCGGATTCAGCTAATTTTGATAATGCTAATGTTATATTTAATTTAGTATAGGGATTTGGTCTTTTATTCTGGAATAAATAAAAAGAGCTTTTTAAACAATCTATATCTAATTTATTCTTCCACGAGTCTCCAAAAATCTTTAAGTACCCCAGCACTGCTACTGTAGTTTTTTTAGAAGCTCCCGGAACTGATTGAATTGATAAGTCTTTAAATTTAGAATAATTTACCCACGAGGAATTAGGATTTCCTAAAAAATTGGTATTAAAAGGACAGTTTATTATACGACCTTGAGATGTTATAAATTTATGTAAATTTACTTTTGAATCTTTTACATCTATAACTCGTATAGGTTTATATGTAGTTCCATTCCACCAAAAAATATTCTTATCTTTTAAATTTTTTGATAATACTATTTCTCCATTATTTGTTAGGAGAAGTTGTTTTTTAGAGATTACCATATCTTCTTCTTTGGATATTTTTTTCTTAAAGACGGTTTTACATAAAATTCACGATATCTTAGTTCTTCCATTAACCCAGATTTTTGAACCTGTTTTGTAAATCTTTTTATTAATGCCCCAACAGACTCATGTTGTCTCTTTTCTACAGTAACTCCCATTAATTATCTCGTATGGTGATAAGTTGCTTCATTTCCCATTAATCTATTTCTTGGATTTATTTTTGCTCCATAAGAAGCTCGAACTGCTCTTTGTCTTTCAGTCGCTGCGGCCGAAGATATCATAGCAGTAGGAAGTCTACCGTATCCTAATTCTAGTCCTTTTCGTTCGTCTAACCATTGATTTATACTAACAGCTAATCCGCCTATTCCTTTTACAAAAGTATCTGCTGTAAATTTTACAGCCCCACTCAGCAAATCTAAATATGTATATAAAGAAAAACCAGCTGCAGCAGTTGCAAATACTCTAGCGCCTTTTCCAACTCCAAGTGCCATTTTACCAGCCTCAGCTACTTTGGGGGCAAACTTACTAACTCCTTTCGAGTATACAATCTCCTGACCTGCTTTTAATTTTGTAGGATCAACACCAGCTAATTTATATAGCCAGGCAGACTTCAATTTATCTGGAGTCTTTCTAATCAGATCTACATCCTCGACCATATTGAGCATTCCTGCTAAGCCTAAAGATTTAGCATGCATCATTGTTCTAAACATTGGAGCTTCCCAGCCAGCAGACATAGCTGCGTGTCCTATAGCTTCCGTTGCAGATAAAACCATATTACCTATAGAAAGTCTTGAACCTAACGCAAACCCTTGTTTTATTCCCATCTTGTCAGGCATTCCAGTTAATAAAGTTCTAAAACCTAATGGCCCGCCATAATAATTTCTCTTTAGTGGCCTGTAATAGTGCTGTTTATGAACTCCCGACAAGCTAAAATAACCACCATGTGAAAGTTTGCTGCGCCCCTTACCAAACCCAGTCCAAGATCCCTTCCACGCATATTCCTTAAGGATGGCTCGCCATTCCCTGCCTCCCATTGAATCAATAAAAGTTGGTGTTAAAGCAAAACCTCTTGTACCAAACCCAAGTCCTGAAAAAGGATTTAAATTGCTCATAGCTCGAACAGGGTTCATAAAAGCACCCCATAAAGGTGCAGTAAATGGGCTTGGCAGTACATCTAATGATGAAAACCCAGCTGGAGAGCTTTCAAGAGCTAAAGTTGCAGCTCCTAGGCCTAATCCTCCAAGATAACCGCCTCCCGCTACTTCTGTCAAGTAAGATCCTATAGTACTTACATTTTTCTGAGCAGGCATTAAACAGTACTCTTATGTCTAGCTTGATGCATTGCAAAAGGTAAACTTCCTGTTACACCAAGATGTCCAGGCTTTCCCATTGTTCTGCGCTGTGCCCATGATCTATAGCCTGGTCCAACAGTTCTTGCTTTGTTTGAAAACATTGGTTTTTTATATAAATTCTTTTTAACTGTATTAAATGATTCTGCAACCGCAAGCTGAACTTTTCTGGCTGTAAGTCCACCCATAACAGCCCCAGCTCCTGCTGCTGCTGCTACAGCGCCAAGTCTACTTTTAGCTGATTTAGAAAAAGCAGTAAATATTCCAGCACCAACTCCTCCAATAACAGCGCCAGCTCCCATCGCGTCTCTAGAATAAGGTCCAGTAAATGTTGCTGCAACTTCACCTGCAGCATATTTAAAATAAGCTTGTGGTTGTTGAGACATTAGAGATATTCCCATCAGAGTTTTTTGTTTATTCCAAAAGCCTCTAGAATTTATATCTTCATAAGTTATACGTTCGTGCCTACTAGTTCCAGCAGACAAATTACTTCCACCTGACCCTCCATATCCACGCACTGTTGCTGCTCCAATTCCAGTCATAGCAGCAACTGCTGCTAGTTTACCAAGTGCCGTGGCATTATGTAATGAGGTCACTTGTGCTGGTGTTTGTGGAATATATTTGAATGCGTCAGTAAATCCAGTAAATCCAGATGGTTTATTCCATATAGCCATTTTATTCTACCTCTTTAAATGCTTTATCAAGAGAAGACTCTAAGGCTTTTTTATCTTGTTGTTCTTTTGCTTGTAATAGTTCAAATTTTGCTCGCATCTCTGCAGCTCTAGTTGATGGATCTCCTTCGTCAGCAAGTTTATACTTGGCTCTTTGTTCTCTAGTAGCTAATAGTTCTCTACGTAATTGTTGTAATCTTCTAGCTGCTTTCTCCTTTATTTCAGTATAAGGAGTTGCTTGTTCATTATATATAACAGTTCCTGTAGCCTGTATGACGGTAGTAGCGACTTCTTTAACATCTCCTTCAATAGCAATCATTCTTTCTGCTCGTCTTTTATCTAAAAGAGACGAAACATATTCTTGAACCATACTTACTTCTAGGTAATTTTCCATATCAACACCCATATCTTTAATAAACTGTGGTAGTATCTGTTCCATGTACATAATTTCTTCTGGGCACCTTTCACCTTCTGGAGCTATTCCCATTTTATAGAATATACATAGCTCTGCAACGGGGCAGTCATTATTTCTACAAACCATAGGTAGAGTATTACTAACTCCAAATGTAGAAACCTTTAAATGTTTCAATAGCTTCTCGACCTGGTGCCTTGTCAGCACTATATCGTCTCTTTTCTCTTCTGGAAAAGCAGATAATATATGCTGTAACTCAGGAACTTTAGGTAGTTCAGCTAATCTAACACTAGTACCTTTTCCTATTATATCTAGAGCTTCTTTTAGCTCTTTAGAAACAGACGTATCCAGTTTAGTTATGTCAGTTTTATTATTTTTTGACATTCTTTTTATCTTTTATGCACGCCTTGCGGATTAGGTAACTCGTGTAGTAACAATTCATTTGCTGATATAACTTGACATATACTTAAAAGATAATCACAATCATTGCCCATTAATTTTTTTATCTTAACAAATGAATTAATTTCTTTATATTTTGTTTTTAGTACATCTAATTCCCCATCATCATATAAATTACATAAATATGAACGCATGTCTGAATACTTTTGTAGAGATTGTTTTCCTCCTGGAAACATTATCCGTACATCTCCAAAGCATGATCGGGATCTAGCATTTGTCTTCCATATTTCTTTTTCCATTCTCTTATATCAGCATCTCCAACCTCATAAAAAGCTAGTAAAGATGTTGGTTTATAAAAAGGATCGTGTATTATTTCTTGTGATTGTACCTTTCTTTTAGCATCTCCCGCAAGAACAGCATAAAA